TGACGAAGTCGCTGGTGGGTAAGTTTAGAAAAGGAGAAATAAACAATGGCTAATATAAATGACTTCAAAGCTAAACTCGCTGGCGGTGGCGCAAGAGCCAATCAGTTTAAGGTAACAATGCCTTTTCCTGGTTACGCACAAGTTGGTGGCGAAATAGAAGACTTAGCATTCCTATGCCGAGCAACAACTATACCTGATATGACTATTGGAATCGTTAACGTTCCATTTAGAGGTAGAAATATCAAAATAGCAGGTGATAGAACAATTGCTGAATGGAGTGTTACAGCTTATAATGATACAAACTTCAAATTGAGAAATGCTTTCGAAAGATGGCAGAATGGTATCAACAATATGACTGACAATGAAGGATTAACAAATCCTGTTGACTATCAAGTTGATGCATTTGTAGATCATTTGGACAGAAACGGTAATACTATCAAGTCGTACACTTTACGAGGGGCTTTCCCAACTGCTTTGTCGGCTATTGATTTGAGTTATGATGAAGCAACGGCAATCGAACAGTTTGACGTTACTTTTAACTACCAATACTTCGAAACAAATACTACAACATAACAATTAAATTGGGGGTTCCAACCAGGAACCCCCTTTTAAAAGTCTTATAAGTAGTGGTATAGGAGAAATAAATTATGGCAGAATTATTTGGATTTAGTATTACGAGGGCAAAAAAACCCACGGATCCGAAACAAGCTTTCACAACAACCCAGGTAGATGATGGTACACAAACTATTGCTGCTGGAGGTTACTTTGGTCAATACCTTGATATGGAAGGTACGGCTAAGAGTGAAGCGGACTTAATACGAAGATATAGAGAAGTAGCTTTACACCCAGAGTGTGATATGGCGATAGAAGATATTATCAACGAAGCTATTGTTTCAAATGAATTAAGGGATGCTGTTAGAGTAAATGTAACAGACTTGCCTTATGGTAAAGAAGTAAGAAGAAAAATAGAAGACGAATTTAAGGAAGTTTTAAGATTATTAAACTTCAATACAAGAGGTCACGACATCTTTAGAAGATGGTACGTAGATGGCCGAATCTATTACCATAAAATTATAGACAGAGAATCACCTGTAAAAGGAATTACAGAGTTGAAATATATTGATCCTCGTAAAGTTAAAAAAATACGAGAGATTAGAAAGAAAAGACCAGATGGTCCTGTACCACACGGTTTAACTGTTGTAGATGAATTTGTTGAATACTTTTTATATAATGAAAAAGGTGTTGTAGGTTCAACTTCAGGAATGGGTCTTAAAATTGCTCCTGATACAATTGCTTTTTGTCCTTCTGGAATGATTGACCAAAACAAAAATATGGTGTTGTCTTATTTACATAAGGCGATTAAACCTGTTAATCAATTAAGAATGATTGAAGATGCTACAGTAATCTATCGTATTGCTCGAGCACCTGAAAGAAGAATTTTTAAAATTGATGTTGGTAATTTACCTAAAGTAAAAGCCGAACAATATTTAAGAGATGTAATGGCAAGATATAGAAACAAACTTGTCTATGACGCACAGACTGGTGAAATCAGAGATGATAGAAACTATATGTCAATGTTGGAAGACTTCTGGTTACCAAGTAGAGAAGGTGGCAGAGGTACAGATATTACAACATTACCTGGCGGACAAAACTTAGGTGAGATTGCTGATATAGAATATTTTAGAAGTAAGTTATATAGATCATTAAATGTTCCGGTTAGTAGATTAGAAACTTCAGCTGGATTTAATATTGGAAGAGCTTCAGAAATCACAAGAGATGAATTAAAATTTACTAAATTTGTTCAACGATTGAGAAAGAAGTTTACTGAATTGTTTAATGATATACTAAGAACACAGTTGATCTTAAAAGGTATTATCAATGAAGATGATTGGTATATTATGAGAGATACTTTACAATATGATTTCTTACAAGATGGTCATTTTGCTGAATTAAAACAAACAGAAATGTTAAGAGAACGATTAGCATTGGCCAATGAAATGAGAGATTATATTGGTAAGTTTTATTCAGTTCAGTATGTTAGAAAAAATGTACTTAAACAGAATGACAGAGAGATTGAGGATATGGATATACAAATCAAAAAAGAAATTAATGATGGTATTATTGCTAGTCCTGCAATTCAAACAATGGACACAACAGAAGATAATTAAAAGGAGATATAATGAGTAATGAAAATACAAAAAACTTTATCGACCAACTTTCAGTAAATAATAATGTTGAAGCTGGAGAAGCATTTAAGGATGCTTTAAGAGGTAAAGTAGCAGACGCTTTAGATAATCAAAGAAAAGAAATTGCTAGTAATATGTTTAATGGAACGGTTGAAGCACAATCTTTTAGCGACCCAAAACCTGAAATTGCTGATCCAGGAACTTTTAATCCTGATGGAAGCATATCAACAACAACTTCGAGTGGTAATGATGGTCAGGTTGAAATGGATTTAACACAAGGTAATGAAGATGCAGGTGAGCAAAATAGTTAAAGAAAACTTATTAACCAATTCACAATCATTTATGGATTTAAGTCCTATAATGAAAGAAGCGGTAAATGATATCTCTAAGTTAATTGAAAAAGAAACTGGTGATATCATAGTAAAATTTGAAAATGCCGTAAATAAGGTGGCAGAATTTCATAATATTAATAAAGAAAAATTTAATGAATATTTTGATAACGAAATAAAAGAACAATTAGGAGAAAAATAAAATGGCTTTTCAAGGTTCAATGAAATTAAAAGGCGCTACAACTGCTGCTGGTGCTGCTATAACAGCTCAAGATTTCGGTAGAGCTCACTTTGTGAGAATACAGTCACAAGCTGGTGCTAATACTGTTACTGTTAAAGAAGGTTCAGATGTTATAGGTAGTGCAATACTTGTAACTGCTGGAGATAGTATAGTTATTGAAAAAGAAGAATCACATACTATAACTACATCAGGTAATGCTGTAGGGTCTGCTGTATCTTCAACTAGATAATATGACAATATCTACAACCAAATTAGTTGATGATAATTTTAAAATTATTGTGAATGCTAGTGGCGTAGGTAGTGAAACAGGACAAACACTTGTTGATGTTGTTAATTCAAATAACGCTTCAAGTGAACCAAAAGTTTCTATTGCTAATGTACAATATGAGATTATTGGTACAGGTAATGTAACTATTTTTTTTAAAGATAATACAGCGAAACAAGTGATTATTAATGGTAGAGGCAATTACGGTCTGAAACCAAATGAAGAAAAAATAAAAGACGTAATAGGGGATATTTTACTAACAAGTGACTCAAATGTAACCAAATACAATGTGGTTATAGAGTCTCACAAAGAATCGGGTTATACAAATGGCTGATACAGTAACAACACAAACAATTGCTGATACCTCTGGTGTTAAGTATGTAGTTAAACTTACAAACTTATCTGATGGTACAGGAGAAAATTTAGTAAGAAAAGTGGATGCTTCAGCACTAACTTTTATGACCGAAGATGGTAATAGAAAGATTAGTAAACTGTGGTATTCTATCAATACATCAAACGGAAAGTCTGGTATAGAGTTATTATGGGCAGGAGCAAACAATGCTACTGCTATATTTTTAACTGGACAAGGTTATTGGGATTTTAGACCGTCTGGAGATGAAATACCAAACAATGCTACCACACCAACCGGTGATGTGTTATTAAGTACAAAAAACTTTGCTAATGGTGATAATTATACAATTATCATAGAGTTTAGGTAGAAAAGTTTATAAATATAGTAAGAGAGAGAATATATGAAACTTATTTCCGAAGAAGTCACAAATGCCGAATATCTTGTAGAAGAAAAAAACGGTAAAAAAGAGTATAAAATTAGAGGTGTATTTTTACAATCAAATGTAAAAAATAGAAATGGAAGAGTCTATCCAAGAGAGATTTTGGTTAGAGAAGTGAACAGATACACAAAAGAATTTATCAATAAAAATAGAGCTTTTGGCGAGTTAGGACATCCTGATGGACCGACAGTTAACCTCGAAAGAGTTTGTCATATGGTTAAATCATTAACACCAGATGGCGATAATTTTATTGGTGAAGCAAAGATTATGGATACACCATATGGTAAGATTGTAAAAGGTCTTATAGACGAAGGTGCTCAATTAGGAGTGTCTAGTCGAGGTATGGGTTCTATAGTAGCAAGAAACGGCGTAAATTACGTAAAAGATGACTTTTATTTAGCTACAGCCGCTGACATTGTAGCAGATCCCTCTGCTCCCGACGCTTTCGTAGAAGGCATTATGGAGAGTAGAAATTGGGTTTGGGAAAATGGTATTCTCAAGGAAAAAGAAATAGAAGCTTGGAAAAATCAAATTCGAAATGCAAAACAGCGATCTTTAGACGAAACTAAAATAAAGGTTTTCGAATCGTTTCTTAAAAAACTATAATCTTATAAATATACTTACATAGGAAAATTTATAAACGTTTATAAAAACCAAAGAGGAGATTTTCAATGGCCGAAACACAAAATAATATTGAGGCGATGGAACAAGAAGCCGTTTTAGAAGCTCACGCTGCTAATCCACAAGCTGATGCTCCAAAAAAGAATGCTGTAAAAT